TAGTCGAGGAACATCCAGAGTTGGTGGTGCGGTCACCAAGACAGACATTCCCTGTACCATTGATGATTGCGTTAGTACGCTATATCAAGGGCCGCCGTGTATTTAAGACACCAGCTTTACTCACACAGAAAAACCTATTCGTTCGTGATGCATACACTTGCCAATATTGTAATCGGCATAAGAGTGCGTTCCGTCCTAGTGAATTTTTGACTCGTGACCACGTACATCCTGTTGCAAAGGGTGGTCAAGACAAGTGGGAAAATGTGGTGACGAGTTGTAGTACCTGTAACAATAAGAAAGCAGACAAGTTGTTAGAAATGACTACGATGAAACTGGCAAAACAACCTGTCACACCTACAATTTTTGAGCTGTGGACAAAACAACAGGCACGAACTAACCGAGCAATAATGGTTGCATAACTATGCTGATAACATCTAAAATTGATGATACAAAATGGTTATGGGTCAACGTTCCCAAGACTGCTTCTACGGCAGTAATGAGAACGTTTTTCCCATTAAAGGAAATAAACGAGCAAGAACATCAAACGTATAATCATTTGATAGACATTCACGGAAGTTTTGATGCTTTCACTACTGTTAGAAATCCCATTACACGCTTTAAGTCCGCTCTCAATCACACATTGAATGTTTGTGTATGTGGAAAATGTAAAATATCGGACAGACCTGTTGATAAAATAGATATTATACATTTCGTAAGTGATATGCTAAAACTAAAAAGTCAGAAAACAGATTTTTTTAGAGCCGTTTATATGAACGGAGAAAGTGATTATCAAATGAATGTCGCTAGAAGTATGGAAAACAGGTTTAGTAAGTATCTTATACCAAGTGGAGTAAATTGTTTACGAATTCCAGCATATGTTTCACAAACATTTATATTGAATGGTCCGCAAAATAAATTGCATATATTTAAGTATGAAAACCTACAAGAATTGTCGGAATTCATACAAAATAAATTGGGATATACATTTAATAATATTATTTATCGAAAATACACCGATAAATTGGGGGTTGACTTTTTAGACCCTACCCTGTTAGATTTACTCCACGAGCTGTATCGTGAAGATTATGATAACTTTAACTACGGGAAACGGTTATGATGGATTACGAAGAGAAGGCTAAGAAAAACTTGGAAAAGTTCAACGCATTTCTTGCTGACGATCCTCGTGTTGAAAAGTTGAATGAAATGTACGAAGTTTTCGGTGAACAACTACTTTCCGCACCCGCATCTGGTAAGATTCACTACCACAATGCATTTCCTGGGGGGTATCTCGATCACGTAGTTCATGTCGCGGAGACTTCTATGAAGGTGGCTACCGCGTATAAGGCTATTGGTGGCGAAATTGACTTCACCAAGCAAGAAATGATTTTTGCAGCACTTCATCACGACCTTGGAAAGCTCGGTAATGAGACAGGTCCATATTACCTTGACCAAGATAGTGATTGGCATCGTAAGCGCGGTGAAATGTATACGTACAATGATAATATTCAGTTTATGACAGTCACAGATAGAGCATTGTATCTTTTACAGAAGTTTGAAGTTCCTATCACAGAAAAGGAATGGTTAGCAATCAAGATGTCCGATGGTTTGTATGATGATGGAAATAAGCCATACTATAAGCCGTATCAAAAGTATGCGATGAAAACAAATCTTCCGTATGTCATCCATTGGTCTGACCACATGGCTTGTACGGCAGAACGTGACGCAGGAATGTTTTAATAGTTGATGCACTTGTGGCGGAATTGGGAGACGCACCAGCCTTAGGAGCTGGCGCCGTGAGGCGTGTGGGTTCGACCCCCACCGAGTGCATTTGTGGTGATTGTAGCTCAGCTGGCAGAGCAGCGGATTGTGGTTCCGCGGGTCGCGGGTTCGAGCCCCGTCAGTCACCCGTACAAAAAGGAGAATTGTTATGGCAAAACAAAAAATAAATGAAAATTGGAATGTCCAGTATTATTCACGTGATTCTCAATCAAACGAAGATATTTTAAATTTAAATATGTCGTGGGAAAATCGTGATATTGATGGAGTGAAGAAAAATTTAAATATCTGGTTGTCTGCAATAGGCATACCACTCCAAGTGACAGATAAAAAGTAATCGCTGACATAGCTCAGTTGGTAGAGCACCACTTTGGTAAAGTGGAGGTCACCAGTTCAATCCTGGTTGTCAGCTCTGCCTCAATAGCTCAACTGGATAGAGCACCTGACTTCGGATCAGGGGGTTGTGGGTTCGAATCCTTCTTGGGGCGTTATACCCGCGTAGCTCAGTTGGATAGAGCAACAGCCTTCTAAGCTGTGGGTCAGAGGTTCGAATCCTCTCGCGGGTGCTAATCTATGGAGGTTGTATGTCGTATCCGTTGACAACAAGAGTACATAGTATAAAAAAGGACATGCTTCCTTACACATTTATTGATGATGTATTTACAAACGAAGAATTAAACCAAGTAATAAATTATTGTAATACTTTAAGTTTGGGTGATGCAACGGTAGGTGAAGGACGAATTGCACCAAACTATAGAAAGTCTAAAGTAAACCAGTTTAAGGTAAATAATCAAAATAATTGGATATTTGATAGATTACAAACAGCGGCAACTTATGTAAATAACGAATTTTTTAGATTTGACTTGATTGGATTTGACAAAATTCAATACACAGAGTACAGAGATCAAAATGATTTATATGATTTTCACGTAGATTGTTGGATGGGCGAGAATACACCAGCTGACCATATGTTTCCGAGAAAGTTATCGTGCAGTCTCATACTGTCAGATTCAAACGAATATGAAGGTGGTCAGTTTGAAGTTATGTACACCAAACAACCAGAAGAAGTAAAACAAATAAAAAATAGACTAATTACATTTCCGTCATACATGCTACATAGAGTAAAACCAGTAGTAAAAGGAACACGTAAATCATTAGTATTTTGGGTCATTGGCCCTAAATTTAAATAAGGTGCGATGGCCGAGAGGCTGAAGGCACGGGTCTGCAAAACCCTTGGACTAAACATCCCGCGTCAGTTCGAATCTGACTCGCACCTCTTTTCAGGAGAAACTATGACAAGACTAACACCAGAAATTGTAAAGAATACAATTGTTACGGTTATTTGTGTTCTCACCATAGTTATGTTAGCCACCGCACTGATAGTTGGTGAAGTTAACAAACCAGAAGTGCTACAAGGTGGTGATATTCAACACGCTATGGAGACAGGACAATTTTAATGAAGAAACTTTTATTTACGAAACCGATTACATTGTCGGACACCGCAGAACATAGAATTCATACTCGTAAGTGGTGGGCGATACTGATTTTGGTTGTAGGTGGTTTATTGTTAGCAGGACGAGTACCCGTCCCGATGTCGTTAAGTTATACTTTACTGTTCTTCGGTCATGCTGGAATGTTGCATAGTTTCTGGGAGAAACGAGATTATCCTATGGTTATCGTCAACCTTGTTTGGCTTGGTGTTGATGCCTTAGGATTCATACGATGGTGGAATATGTAACAAATGACAAGACAATGTGGAAGTTGTACCAAATGTTGTGATGGTTGGTTAACCGCCGATGTATACGGACACAAAATGGAACCAGGCAAACCCTGTCCATTTGTTGGTGACCATAAATGTACAATATACAATAAGCGACCACAATTATGTAGTGATTTTAAGTGTGGGTGGTTAAAAGATGATGGAACCTTGTTTGATGAATGGCTGCGTCCTAACAATACTAATGTTATATTCGTTCATTTCAAAATTGATGATATCGTGTGGTATCGTTTGGCCGAAGCAGGTGCAAAAGTAAACACAATACTGTTAAGTTATATAATTCAAATATTTACAAAAAATAATGTAAATTTAGAATATTGGATAAACGGAGCGCAGTTTCTTATAGGTACGCAAAAGTTCAAAGACTTGGTTAAAACACACCACAACTAATTTGTAAACGGCAGGGTAGCTCAGTTGGTGAGAGCGCACGACTCATAATCGTGAGGTCGAGGGTTCGAATCCCTCCCCCGCTATAACACGGAGAATGTATGTTTATTATTAAGTTCAACGATATTGAAACACCAACACAGTATGCAACACGTGAAGATGCGGTACGAGAATTAATAGGTATGTTTGGTGATATTGAATTGGATGAAATGAATATTGCGTTCTGGCCTAGTGTATCGGCACGAGGATACACAAAGATAGAGATAGTAGAACAATAAGGGAGTGCCGCAGAGTTGGAGGACTGCAACAGACTGTAAATCTGTCGCCAATAGGCCTAGTAGGTTCGAATCCTTCCACTCCCATATAGGCGCGTAGCTCAGGTGGTTAGAGCACTGACCTGATAAGTCAGGGGTCGCTGGTTCAACTCCAGCCGTGCCTACTTTGCACCGTTAGCTCAACTGGTAGAGCATTCGCCTCTTAAGCGACAGGTTGTAGGATCGTCCCCTACACGGTGCATACGCCAAGATAGCTCAGTTGGTAGAGCGCCAGCCTGAAGAGCTGGGCGTCGGGGGTTCGACTCCCTCTCTTGGCATTACATAGGAGAACGTTATGTTTAATGCAGCATTATTATTTTTTATTGTATTCGTCGCATACCGATGGGTAAAAGGTATAGAAAATATGAAAAATCTTCACCCAGACTACAAAGGTGAGGACTTCCCGTGATATACGCTATTATTACATTTTTAATAATAGCTATTACTATAAGCTTGACAACGGCTTGGATAGCAGTTATATTAGAAAAGGACGAGTTTTAGGGTCTATGGTGTAATTGGCAGCACAATGCTCTCCAAAAGCATTAGTCAAGGTTCGAGTCCTTGTGGGCCTGTTTCATTCCCAGTTAGCTCAGTTGGTTAGAGCATCTGACTGTTAATCAGAGGGTCGGGGGTTCAAGTCCCTCACTGGGAGCTTTACAAAACAACAATGAGGTTATTATGAATTTGACACCGAATGATAAGTTGAAGTTAGAAGCAGCATTAAAAGATATGGCAACGTCTATGACCCGTGTTGCCGCAGAACGTGACTTGCAAAAGAATGTGATTGGAGACATCTGTGAAGAACTCCAACTCAACAAGAAGGTATTCCGTAAGTTAGCACGTGTATATTACAAGCAGAACTTTGATGATGAAGTTGCAACGCACCAAGAGTTTGAAACCCTTTACGAGACGGTAACGCAAACCACTAAGCCCTAAGAGGTGACGTATGAATCGGTTATGGATGTTGTTGTTCGTTCTAGTAGGATGTTCATCACCAACGCAACCGCAAGTTGTACAAAATTATGAACTTAACTTTGTAAAAGATATAGATACTATTTTTGTAGATGTATCTGGTGGACAAGTAGTTAAACATCTAGGTGCGTTTACCAATGTTCGTAGTCGCAGAATGGTTTTAATCAGTAGTAATATTTTTGTTCAAGCAACGGCAGGTTTTGGTCAGATTGATACCGTGTCTACTGTGAATGGTATATCACATACTAACAATGGATATGTTGGAACTGCATTTGGCGCATTTCCAAATATGATTGGTATGACCGCAACGATTATAGCTAAAGTAGTTGACGATAGTAAAACACCAGAGGAGTTTAGATATCCACATTTACGAAAAGTTTTAGCAGTGGATACTATGCGAGTATTGATACTTCCTCGAAAATAGTAGGTTGGGGTGGTAGCTCAATCGGTTAGAGCACTGCACTGTCACTGCAGAGGTTGCGGGTTCGATTCCCGTCCATCCCGTGTCACACCACAAAGGAGTGTATTATGAAACGTATATATTTGAGTAGTAAAGAAAACAAAATCGCTGGAGTCTGTGGTGGGTTTGCGGAGTCATTAAATATTGACCCAACCCTCATCAGACTTTTGTTTATTGCGGCATTTCTTTCACCACTCCCGGCAGTCATTTTTTATCTTCTATGCTGGATAGCAATTCCAAAAGACCCAGGATACGAGAAGGAGTAAGTTGTGAAGCTATTATTTTTATCCGCATGTGGAAAAACAAAAGAAGCAGAAGATAATGGATATATCAATTTGTATCTTGCATCACTGAAACAATATATCGTTCCACATTTCGATGTGAAAGTTATTTTGTTTAACAACGCACTTAATCAAAACTCCAGCGAAAGTCAAACATTTCAACGAGTAAAAGAGTTTGGGTTGGAACATATAGTAGAAGTAAAGAATATGTACGAAATGGGACTACCACAGGAATCTGTAAACTTTCTTGATAATTTGCATTGGTTTGGTAAAATTGGTATCAATATGAATATGTTATTCGATTATGCCAAGATGAATAATTTTTTTGATGCGGATTGGGTTTTCCACTTCGATACAGATTTAGAGTTTTTACCAAACTTTAAAGATGTGTTAATGAGTATTGATGAAGTTAGAAAAGTAAATAATGAAGTTATGATAACAGCTGGTGGTGACACCTACCCATACAATATACGATACAAGGATACAGAATTTATTTTCGATGAACCATCACGAATAAATATTTATGATGCATCCACTCTTAGCCATCACTTTAATTTACGCAAGCTGAAGGTTAATAAACGCAATGAGGGATCAGACACATCCGCCTATATGAACAACGAAAGGTTGGTATTCAACCTACAGCAACAAAAAATACGTAATGATTTTGTTGGGTACTCCAAAGACGCTGCAAGGTCTAATTTATTTAATTGGATTGGTTGTCACTATTCAAGTAACTTTGAGGCTCTCGGACATTTGAAAGACGATGAAGAAGCAAAGTATTTACAACAACTGTGGGAAGAAAAGGGAAGTCCAAATCTTCAACTTACAATAAGTCACGATAAGGGTTCGTTACCACAATTTTTCTTACAAGGATCAAGTCATAACGTAATAAAAATACAAGTTCGTGGATATTCGGATATGGCTAAACATTTTAGTTCCGGGTATTATGAGGAAACACCATACAGAAAATATTCAGAACAACGATTGAAAGAACATTACACCGACACACAACACATCTGGGAAAAAGATTATTTGACAAAAGAAGAAATAGAATCTAGAATTTTTAATTTACAAAACGAAATCCAACGATTACAACAAATGTTAAATTAGCAGTAGGGACAGTTGGCTGAGTGGTCTAAAGCAGGAGATTACTAATCTCTCGTACCGAAAGGTACCGTGGGTTCGAATCCTACACTGTCCGTTTTAAATGGAGTATACAATGGCTACACATAAAAGAAAAGGACATACTAGAAAACCAAGAAAATCTTGGCAAGCTAGTATAAAAGTAAAATCAACAACTGTTAAAAATCCGCGTAGAAAACGTAAATAATTAGTATTTATTTAGATGGGGGTTGACAATTAGCAGTCCCCTAGTTATATTACTGGTGTAGGGTAAACGCCTCCATAACTCAATTGGTCAGAGTAGCTGGCTTTTAACCAGTAAGTTCTAGGTTCGAGTCCTAGTGGGGGCACTGTTGATTAAAAATTGAAAGTTAGTTGTAGAGCTTATCCGCGGTAGGAAAACCCCGCGCTACACGATTTAAGCGACCCTTACGTGAGACACCACTACAACGGTGCAGGGGAAGTTTCCGTAAGTAGTAGTCCTCGTATGTAGACAAACGTTCGGTGAGGATGGCACCAACGATGATAGATAAGTTCTTCTCTATAAAATGAGAGGATACTATAACAACTCATCCATACGCCCTGGTGGTGGAATGGTATACACAGCAGACTTAAAATCTGCCGGCCTCACGGTCTTGCGAGTTCGAGTCTCGCCCTGGGCATTAGTCTGTAGGAGAATGTATGATTAAGTATTTAGTAAAGATATATTTTGAAGGTGGTGTAACATCCTTCACATATTACGCAGCAGAAGCAACCGAGGCTATTACACAGTTTCGTAATGACCCAGATGCACAAAAGTTGTTAGAAGGAAAAGTATTGACGCATTATGAAGTAGGACCTGTTTGATAGTTGCGGGTGTAGCTCAGTGGTAGAGTCCGTGCTTGCCAAGCACGTTGTCGTGGGTTCGAATCCCATCGCCCGCTCTTGGAGAATTTATGTTTGATATGTTTAATAGAGTAATCTCACAACGAGGTTACACAAGATACCTAGAAATCGGTGTTAGTAATGGTGGAACATTCTACAACATAGAATGTCAAGTAAAGCATGGTGTGGATCCTAATAATAAGGATATGCTTTACCCCATTACATCCGATGAGTTTTTTGAAAACTGTAATCAAACATATGATATAGTTTTTATTGATGGTGACCACGAGTGTAATCAAGTCTTACGAGACATTGATAATAGTATTAAACACTTGTCACCAAATGGTATTATCTTTATTCACGATACAAAGCCGCACACGGAGTTGATGCAACAATCACCGATGCCCAACAATCTTTGTGAAAGAGGATTGTGGACTGGTGATGTGTGGAAAGCTATCGCAAAGTTTAGAAACACAAGAAAAGATTTTACAGTTAGAACATTTGACATAGAACTTGGATTGACTATATTAGAACGTGGTGAGGGAACGCTGATAGAAATACCAGATGAACTCACTTATGATTGGTACTTGACAAATCAAGATTATGTGTTAAATTTAATTCCGTACAATACGGGCCTGTAGCTCAGCTGGGAGAGCGCCTGATTTGCATTCAGGAGGTCATCGGTTCGATCCCGTTCAGGTCCATAGTTGGGTGGTTAGCTCAGTTGGTTAGAGCATCTCGTTTACACCGAGAGGGTCGGGGGTTCGAGTCCCTCACTACCCATTTACCATAAGGAGGTTATTATGAAAGCACGTGTAGTTGAAATGTTACGAACACAAGCGGAAGCAGAACGCCAGAAGGCGTTACTTTCACTCGAATTGTTGATGGATTATTCCGCTGGTATTGGTGACCATTCCACCGGCGATTTTTATAAGAACGCAGAAGAAGCATTACAAATGCTTGTTGATGCAGACGATAAGTTAGAAGCTCTTGACCGTTACTTTGGTGGTGACGTAATCGCAGAATAAAAGTAGTCGCGGGTGTCGTATAACGGCTATTACCCCAGCCTTCCAAGCTGGTGACGAGGGTTCGACTCCCTCTACCCGCTCTTTGCTCTTGTGACGGAACCGGCAGACGTAGCGGACTCAAAATCCGCCGCCCTCAAAGGCGTGTGGGTTCGACTCCCACCGAGAGCATAACGGGGAGTAGCTCAGTTGGTAGAGTGCACGCTTTGGGAGCGTGATGTCGCAGGTTCGAGTCCTGTCTCCCCGACTAACAAGGAGAATATATGAAAGTGGTAGAAGAATATTTTGATGCATTCGTCAATAAAGATTTAATAAGACTATCAGAACTTTATAGTGATGATATTGTCTTATCTGAATGGGATGAAAATGTTTTCGCTGGTAAAGAAGCCGTATTACAAGCCAACGCAGATTTATTCAATAAGTTTGAGAAAATTGGTATACTTGTAAAAGCACGTGGAGAAAGTGGAAATATTTCATTAAACGAAATAATCGTAAATCTAGACGATGTATCAGTAAAAGTGGTTGATAGCATAACTGTTGTAGATGAAAAAATAGTTTATATAATGGCATATCGTGGATTCTAATACCAAAAAGATATTTATATTGTAATACGGTTCTGTAAATTTACACAAGAGAAAAATATATGAAATATGCAGTTTTTTCAACTTACAGAACAGCTAGTACTCTTATGCATGAAATAATAAGAAATCATTTCAGCATAACAGATTTGGGTGAGTTAACAGGTCATATTCCTGCCGATAAGAGAAGTGATGAAACACTTCGTCACGGATGGTTAGCTGAACAACTAGCTTTAGAAGATTACGTTGTAAAATTATTTTCATATGATTTTACAATCTCTGGATATTATTTTAATAGATCAACTTTTGATTGGTCTATATTTGATAAAATAGTACTTAGTACAAGAGCAAATGTAACTGACCAAATGTGCAGTGTCTATTATATGAAACCATGGTTACCACCGTCTGACCAAACACATCCGTTTCCAGCAGACCCTACACCAGAAGCTATAGATTTTACAAATGCGGGTTGGAATGCTCAACTTGAAAGACAAAGAAATGGACTACTCAGATTTCACGAAATAAAAACTGAATTGTTAAATAATTTTCCAACAAAAGTCTGTATTGTCCCATCAGAAATATTTAGTGATCCACAAGAAACTTACTTACCAATATTAAATTCATTGACTGGTATAGAATTTATTGCATCTGACTTTTCACCTATATCACCAAACACAACTGGATTAAATTATAGAGAAAAGTATACAAACTATGATGACTTAAAGTACATCACAGATTCTTGGGGATTGCCAACATAAGTTAGTGTGAAGATTACGTATGAGAGTAGCAGTATTTTCTACACCAAGAACTTGTAGTAGTTTGATGTGTTATATAACATCACGAAGATTTGAAATACACAATCATCGTGAAGATGTGTATACACATTTTACACAAGGAATGCAAGAAGAAAAACTTGAATTCTTAAAAACAACAGATGGTTATGTTGTTAAATTATTTTCTAGATATTTTCATAATGATAGAAATATAAGACTGAACGATATGAACTGGAATATGTTTGACTACGTTTTTATTACTGAACGAGTCAATTTGGTAGACCAGATGGCTAGTTTGTATCGTAGAATTTATGAAAACACAACATATATAAATTTACAAAGTAGTGAAGTATTAGAATTTTATTTACAACATAAAGAATATCTCAAACTGTTCTACAATATAAAGACGGATATACTATCTTTACATAAGAATGCATATGTAGTAACATATGAAGGGTTACAAAATAATCCAATAAAATATTTAAATTCTGTAACAAATTTAAATTTTATAGATAGTAATATTCCACTACCAAAAGTATTTCCTGCTGTTACTCAAACCTTAATAGATTATAAACAATATTTTACAAATTATAATGAGTTAAAATTATTTGTAGAGTCTTGGAATTTAATAAAAGATTAATGTTGGGGCTTGACAAACTCAACTACCGATGTTAGATTACTAGTATAATGGTTACGCCGCGTTCGTCTATCGGTTAGGACATAGCCCTTTCAAGGCTAGAAGGCGGGTTCGATTCCCGCACGCGGTATGAGTCAAAGGTATTACCCGCGAGTAGCTAAATGGTGAAGGCAGCGGTCTTATATACCGAAGATATGGGGGTTCAAGTCCCTCCTCGCGGACTGCTTAATTAGGAGATTTAAATGCCACATCCAAAAAAGTGCGGAAAGGGTCGTCGTAAGATTGGCTCAAAGAAACGCAACAATCGTTGGAAAAATAGAAAGCGTAAACATTAGTACTATCCGAGGCCTTTTCCCTACCTTTCACCTCGTTAACAGCCTTCGGGCGAATGGAAAGACATAATAAAATTTGATAGGGCGGGTTCTAGGGTCGTGAGGCCTAGAGACTTTTTGGCTCGTTTAGTTTTGATAAACAAGCAGGCGGTTCGGGGAAGTTCGACGGAATGATGTGTCCGCCTATATAATGTTGACAAGAAAGCTGATATCTTTCAACACATCCCCCGTATTGCCCTCTCGTTCAATGGCAGGACATCAGACTTTGGATCTGATTATCGTGGTTCGAATCCACGGGGGGCAACTTGGTTATGTTAAACTTTAATCCATTATGGAGCGTACAAATGTACAAGTTCATTCTCGCAGTAGCAGTAATCGGTCTTTCGGCATGTGCAGCAAAGGAAGAAGTTCAAGGTGAAGTTGCAGCAGATTCAACCGCAGTAGTAGCACCAGTTGTTGCAGATTCAACCAAGATTGATACTGATTCAATCAAGTCACCAGAAGTAAAGCCAGTAGTAGAAGGTGAAGCAGCAAAGTAATAATATACGCGGTCTTAGTGTAACGTCAGCACGGTAAGCTTCCAGCTTACAAGAGCAGTTCAACTCTGTCAGACCGCTCCACTTTGTAAGAACAATCCCGTGCGAGGTGTGGCGCACTCGTTGTGGTGGCGGGAAGAGTAGTATTAACTACTTGAAAGGGATCTGTTCTTACATTTATTTTTCTGGACAGGTGGCAGAGTGGTCTATTGCAACGGTCTTGAAAACCGTCGAGCTGAGAGGCTCCGAGAGTTCGAATCCCTCCCTGTCCGCTTAATGAGGTTATTATGATACACGAATTTAAAACACCGTTCGATGTAAAAACTCCGCATGGAGATGGCCGAGCAATCTTATTGATTGATTATGGTATTGATGTAAATACTGTTTGGGTCGTTAAACTTGACGGTGGAATCGTGAAGCATTACTATTCGGATGATATTCGTATTTACGACAACCCTATGAATGGTAAGGGTTGGAACGTAGAATAATAAATATCTGCCACAATAGCTCAGCGGTAGAGCACTCGATTTGTAATCGAGCGGTCGTCGGTTCAATCCCGACTTGTGGCTCTTAAAACAACATAATCTAGATATTTATATAGGACTCGCACCGCAGTGGTGGAGTCCTTTTCACCGTATCGCTCATTATGAGGATACACAATATAGGAGGTCATTTTATGACTCATTTAGTATTTCGCCCATTTGGGTCAACGGTTTTGAACAATCGGGACAATTTCATCAGTACATTTGATAAAATGTTTGATGAATTCGCCAGAAAAGATTTCCCTGAGTTTTTTCAACACTTTGGGGCAGAACCTTTTGGAAAGGCAGCATATCCAAAGGTTAATGTGATTACAAATGACGAGACTGTAGTTATTGAAGCAGAACTCGCTGGTTATAAGAAGGATGAAATTGATATTGAGGTCAAGGAAGGTGTCTTGACCATTTCAGGCGGTGCGTCACAATTGAACGAGCAAACTGATAAAGTAGTTTATCTTCTACGAGAACTGAAGCGTAGCTCATTCTCTCGATCCTTTAAGCTCGGTGACCAATTGGATGCTTCCGAAGTAGATGCAAAGTTTGATAATGGGTTACTTACAATCACAATCCAAAAATTACAAAAGGAGCCAGAGTCGAAAAAGGTTACGATTAAGTAATAACACTCAACGCAGGAGAGTATATGTGCAGTTGTAATAGTGGTGTCTGTACGTGTGGCACCGGATGTACTTGCAGTTGTTGCTTAACCCATATAACCGATTAACTAGGAGGTGATCCTTATCGGTTATGTTTGACTCAAAAACCTAAAGCAATGGAGATAACAAAACGGGTCGGGCTCACAAGGTTCGACCCGTTTTCTTTGGAGATAGTATGAGTAGATTTTTTAATTTCAAAACACTGGTTTCATTTTCCGCATTAGCAATAGCAGGATGCGCAGCACTCTTTTCGGTCACGGGTATCGGTACCCTATTCGCTGGAGCAGCTGTATCTGCGATGGTAATGGCTAGTGCTTTGGAATTAGGTAAGTTGGTGGGTATTTCGTTCTTATATCGTTATTGGAGTGAAATACCAAAAGTACTAAAAAGTTATATGTTGGTCGCAAGTATGGTACTAATTGGTATTACATCAGCAGGAATTTACGGGTATCTCTCATCAGCATATGCTAAGGTAGCGGCAGACCCACTAAAGATGAATGCAGAAGTGCAAATATTAAATTCACAAGCACAAACACTTGATGAAGAAATACAACGAAAGACTCAACGATTAGACCAAATTATTTCACTCCGTGGTCAGCAAGAAAATCGTATTGATAATCTTATTAGTAAAAGTACCACGGGTTCAAATACAACTATTCGTTCAGCACAAAATAGTTTAAATGAGCTGAATAGAACAGCAAATACATTACAACGAGAAATCAATCAAGCATCTGCACAACGTGATAGTTTGAAAGCAAAGAGTTTGACCACAGATGTTGCAATCACAACAAATTCGGATATTGGAACGTTCGTCTATATTTCCCGTGCAATCGGTGTTCCATTAGATACCGTAGTTAAATGGTTTATATTGGTCATCGTATTAGTATTTGACCCATTATCCATTTGTTTAGTATTAGCTTATAACTTCTTACAAAAACGTGGTGAAGTTGTAGAAGAACCCAAAAAATTAACTATTTTTAATGAATCCCCACCACAACCTACCCCAGAGGTGGTGGAGGAAACAATAGTCGTTCCTGAACCAATCGTGCAAGAGGAAACGATGATAAAACGCGAAGAAATGGAACCAGTCCAGCCAGTTGAACCAGAAGAACCAGTTGAAGAAGAACGTAGAGTAATACCATTTAATAATGGTGATTTCAACGAAGATGACCCATTCCCACAATATATGACAAAGGCCGAAACAGAAGAAGTTTTAGAAAATTGGTGGGCAAAAAGAAATGGTCTTAAAAAATAATATTTAATAAGGGACTTGACAAATATAGGAATTAGTGTTATTATTATACATCTCTAACAAGGATGTAATATGCCGCATCAAGTCGGTTATTGCTGTATCAATCTCACACTACAAAAGACCCGCAAGATTACTACTAATCGCGGTATGATACAGCGTACCTTTCTGGAGCGTGGTGTCAAGTATGCGTCTGAACTCGCACTACAGAACGCCAAAGACTTAGTGGAAATTGTCAAGTGGAACGCACAGAATGGTGTCAAGGTGTTCCGACTATCCTCGGATTTATTTCCGTGGAACTCCAAATACAAACTTGTTGACCTTCCAGATTACGATAAGATTAGTCAATATCTTCTTGCTGCTGGTGCGATGGCGTATAATACTGGTCAACGTATCACCGCACATCCAGACCACTTTGTTAAGCTGGGTTCACTTAAGCCCGATGTTGTTGACAACGCTATTCACGACCTTGAACACCATTCAGAAGTCTTTGACTTGATGGGATTGGAGGTGTCGCACTATAACTGCCTCAATATCCACGTAGGTATGAACTACGACAACGATACCATCGACCGATGGGTTCGTGCGTTTGATAGACTTTCTGACAACTGCAAGAAGCGATTGGTGGTCGAGAATGACGATAAGGAAAACGCATTCTCTATTAAACAGCTCCATCGTGAGATTACTTCTCGCACTGGTGTCCCCTTGACATTTGATTACTTTCACCATACATTTCATACAGATGGAATGTCCTCTACAGATGCTGCACATCTTGCTGCATCTACGTGGGACACCAAACCACTATTTCATTACAGCGAGTCCAAGAACCTGAACGAGAGTGTTTCGGGTAATCCACGGGCACACGCTGATTATGTATTCCGTAGTATTGATGACTACGGACTTGATATTGATATTGACTTAGAAGCTAAAGCTAAAGAACTTGCATTACTCAAATATCGGGAGTTGCTATGATAAGTTTCGCAATCACAACACATAATGAAGGTCAATATATTCAAGAATTACTTGACCAGCTTGTTCCCCATTGCGAAAAGACAGGGGACGAGATTGTTGTGGTTGATGACCATTCTACGGATTCATTTACCTCGCAGATATTGTATGGGTATGAAGAACAGGACAAAATCAAATTATATAATCATGCACTTAACAATGATTTTGCTACACATAAGAATTATCTCAATTCTGTGTGTGATGGGGACTATATTTTCCAAGTTGATGCGGACGAAAAATTTCACGATAACCTCTTGACTTATCTTGATGATATTGTGTATAATAATACGAACGTAGATTTGTTTTTAATTCCACGAGTAAATGTGGTTGCTGGTTTGACTGACGATGATGTTCGTAGATGGGGTTGGGTCATAAATGAAAAAGGTTGGGTAATGTTCCCAGACTATCAAACCAGACTATACAGAAATCGTGAAG